TAAGCTAGCCCCTCTTTTCTGTTGTCCTCGTTCTGCTCCGAGTTTCCGTTCGCGCAGGCTCACCAAATTTTTCTTTCAAAAATGGGGTTTGGACAATTTATGTGAAATCTCTTGTCAATATTGTTATATAGTATAAAGAGAGATAATTTTCTCTACTTCTTTAAGAAAGGAGAATAAGTATGATTACTGTTGGTAAAAATACAGCCAATAAAATTATATATGGCGCGATTCATTTTTTATGTGATTACCAAAGTGATGTTGCTAATCTCCCTACAAACCGAAAGCCAGGCAGTTCGGCATATGTAATTGAAAATGGAAATAAATATATTCTCAATTCTGATCATGAATGGGTGTTGTAGCCCTCTGGTGGAGGCGGAGATTAGCCTCTTCCTCCAGAAGATACAACTATTATTTATGATGGCGGACTAATTGGCTAAAGGAGGGAGTGACTTTGGCTGAAGTTGTTTATAAAACAATATTTTAGTTCAAGCGAGGAACATCAGAGAAGTGGACCGAATTAAATCCAATTCTTCGTCAAGGTGAGCCGGGATTTGAAATAGATACTGGAAAGTTAAAAATTGGAGATGGATCCACCGAGTGGAAATAGTTAAAATATATAAATAGTAGTTTGGTAAATGTTGATGTAGACAATCAATCTATTGTTATTGATGGAATTGGACAGATTTCATTAAAAGGATTTACAGAAGCATCAACAGGGCAATCTATTAGAAAAAGAGAAGATGGCACATTAGAGTGGTATACTCCAATATCTTAGGATAAAGTAATAGAAACTATCTCTATCGGAAATAAAGATTTGCCGGTTGAAGATAATAAAGTTACTATTCCGGCGGGAACAGAAGAAAATCTTGGTTTAATTAAGGGGAGTAGTTAGAATAACTAGATAAAAATACTTTCAGATGGAACCGGAGAAATTAATTCTGTAGGACTTGATAAAATAGTGGATGTTGAAGGTTTTACTTTAATATTAAACTGTGGGACAGCAGTAGACTAAAATAAGGAGGCATTTTAAAGATGGCCAATGAATTAAAAACTAGAATCCAACTTAGACATGATACCGAGGAAAATTGGACTTCAGTTAAGGACTCCTTTATTCCTCTCGTTGGAGAGGCTTGTCTTACCACTGATGGCGAGAATAAAGGAAAAGTAAAATATGGTGATGGAACAAGCACTTGGGGTTAGTTAGAATATTCTGGTGGAAAAGATATTGTAGAAGTTGATTCATCTATTGTAAAATTTGATGATGATTTTACATTTACCTATACTTTTGGTAAATATGCTCCTGGAGGAGATGGATCTGTTAATATTCCCGCGACTGGAAAAACATTAGATCAATTACTGCTAGATGCTTTTGCGGAAGAAAAAAATCCTACTATTACGCAACCTTCTGTTAGTATTTCCTCTAGTCAAATGAAAGCGTATGAAGCAGGCACTAATGTAACTCCAACTTATACTGCAACTTTAAATAAAGGATCTTATCAATACGGCCCAGACACTGGAATTACAGCAACCGGTTGGAGCGTCCAATTTGATGAAGAAACAAAAACAGAAGCTACTGGAACTTTCTCTGAAATTCAAGTTGAAGATGCTACTAATTTAAAGATTACAGCAACAGCTAATTATGGGAATGGAGCTATTCCTGTTACAAATCTTGGTTCTGAATATGCAGAAGGACAGATTAAAGCTGGATCTAAGTCTAATAGCACAGGAGCTATTACTGGATATCGCTAGATTTTTTATGGAGTTAATAATTCTACAGATCCTTTAACTAGCGCGATTATTCGTTCTTTAACAGCAAGCAATAAAGCGGCAGCCGCAATGACTATTAATAGCATTAAAGCAAAAAGTGATACTAAGAGAATTATTATCGCAGTTCCTCAATCTTCTGGGCTTAAAGTTACCGCAGCTAATATTACTTCTAGTTTGAACGCAGATGTAACTTCTAGCTATGTAAAGCAAGGACCAGTGCAAGTAGAAGGAGCAAATGGATTTACCGCGGTTCCTTATGATGTATTCGTTTATCAACCTGCTTCCATTGATCCAACTGAGGATCATAAGGTTGTAATTGGAAAGTAAGGAAGGAGGAACAAATAATGGCAGTAATTAACAAAGATATTGCATATATGGCGTTACCTCTGAGTATTCGTAGAGGAAATCCTTTCCCTATTGATGAATATTCAGTATGGTATAATATGGAAGAATTAACAACATATGCTCAATCTAGTCCTGTAGCATATGTTGGTTAGGTAGTTACCTTAGTTAATGAAGAAGAAAATACAGTTGAAGCGTATATGATTCAAAATGCTGCTGGCAATTTAATGAAATTGGCTTCAACTACTGCTTCTGGTGATTTAACGGAAGATGTTTTAGAGCTTCAAGGAAAAGTTTCCGCATTAGAAACCTCTGTTGGTACCAAAGAAGAAGAAAGTTCAATAACAGCTTCTAATCTTTGGGCAGCCATTGAGGAAGTTAAAGCAGCTTATGAAGCAGCTGATAGTTCTATTAATGGAAAATTTAATGATTATTATAATAAAACAGAAGCAGATTCTAAGATTGACCAAAAAATTGCTACTGCAATAAGTTCAACTTATAAACCTGCTGGTTCCATTATGTTTAGTTTCCTTCCTACACTTGGAGCTGATCAAGAGGGAAAAGTATATAATATTATAGATGCTTTCACCACTACTGAAGACTTCGTTGAAGGAGCTGATAATAAATATCCAGCTGGAACTAATGTAGTATGTATTGACACTGATGATGCTGGAACTTACAAATGGGATGTTCTTGCGGGATTTGTAGATTTAAGTGGATACGAAACTACAAGTAGTGTAGATACTAAGTTAGCTAATAAAGTCGACAAAGTAGAAGGATCATCTTTAGTTCAAGACACTCTAATTGCTAAATTATAGGGTTTAGCAGAAATCAAAGGAGTCAGTGATGAATTAGAAATTGATCCTGATGATAAAACTCTTGGCGTAAAAGCGATTGCATAGGAGAAAATTACTGGTCTTCCCGCGGCTTTAGCAGAGAAGATTAAGAGTATAACCGTAGGAACTACTCCTCTTTAGGTTAGCGATGGCGCAGTTACTATTCCTATTGCTACAGCAGAAGCCCTCGGTGTAGTAAAAAGCACTAATGGTGAAAATGGTGTTGCTATTACAGGCGATGGAACTATGATTGTCAATAATATAAATATAGAAAAAATTACTTAGACTCCTGGTACAGAGCTTATCTTAAATGGCGGAGATGCTACTGTTAGTGAATAAAAATCAACTTGGAGGAAGATAAATAATGGCTACAACTTTTAATACAAGAATCCAATTAAAATATGACACTTATGAAAATTGGGATACCAATAACCCCACTCTCCTAAAAGGAGAAATGGCGGTTGTTGAAGTTCCTGTTGAAACTGGAGTTGCTCAAAATGAGCCTACCTATTTGTTAAAAATCGGTGATGGTGAATCGGATTTTAAAACTTTAAAATGGGTAAGCGGGACGGCCGCAGATGTTTATGCTTGGGCTAAAGCGGCAAGTAAACCAACTTATGCAGCGACTGAAATTACCGGACTTGAAGATTTTATTGGAGAAAAAATTCAAGATACTGATACACAATATTAGATTGTTAAAAATGGAGATATGGGCTTTAAGCTTCAATCTAGACCAAAAACTGGCGGGTCTTGGACAGATGTAAGCACCATTGCTCTGACCGCTCCCACTTATAATTTAGTCGAAGGGACTACTAATGGTACTGTAAAATTTGGAGTTACTGGTTCTGAAAAAGAAGTAAAAGTTCATGGACTTGGATCAGCAGCTTATACTGAATCTAGTGCTTATGACGCAGCTGGGAGTGCAGATACAGCAAAAAGCGAAGCTATCGAGGAAGCTGCTAGTGCCACCGATGAAAAAATTGCAGCTCTAAAAATCAATGAATATGCAAAAACCACAGAAGTAGATTCTAAAATTGGGGCAGCAAAAACAGAGTTAATTGGTGAAGGAAGTGGTTCTTCCACTACTATTAAAGGTGCTTATGATGAAGCTAAAACCTATACTGATTAGCAAATTGCCGCTAGAATTTCCTCTACTTATAAAGCAGGAGGTTCTGTTGCATTTGCTTCTCTGCCAGAACTAACTGCAACAGAAGAAGGAAAAGTTTATAACATTCTTGATAAATTCACTACTACAGACGATTTCGTAGAAGGTTCCGGAAAGAGCTATCCTGCTGGCACTAATATTGTTTGTATAGATGTGGGAGAAGAAGAATTTAAGTGGGATGTTTTAGCTGGAATGGTAGATCTTTCAGCATATGATACAGCAGATATAACTCAGGGGAAAATTGATTCTGCTAAGCAAGAGGCCAAAAGCTATGCAGATTCTAAAGTTAACGCTTTAGATAAAGAAGATTCTGCTGTAGCAAATCAATTTGTAACCGCGGTGTCTGAGACTGATGGTATCATTAGCGTAACTCGTGCTCAACCTACCATGGAGAATATCAACGGGTTACCTGCGGCTCTTGCTAAAAAAGCTAATGATGCAGACTTAGCATCTGTTGCTAAAAGTGGAAAGATTGATGATCTAACTCAGACCGCTACAATTATTTTTAATTGTGGAAGCTCTAGCACAGTAATGTAAAATTTTAGATAAAGCCCATATTTATTTAATAAATATGGGCTTTATCTTTTTATTAAGGAGGTCACAATAATGACTTTTGATACTAGAATCTCTCATAAGATAGATACAGAAGAAAATTGGAAAACAAATAATCCAATTTTATTAAAGGGAGAATTAATTATAGTAGTTGATGAATCTAATACAGTTCATCTTAAAATTGGAAATGGAACGAGTCATTATTCAGAATTGCCATTTATTGAAAATGAAATTGTCTGGGGTACTTTCTAATTTGCAAAAAAATAAAAAATATAATATAATATATACATAAAGTTAAGGAAATAAAAACTTAAAATTATTAAAGGAGATTTAGATTATGTATCCTATTGAGAAGTATCGCTATTATACTAACGGTCGGCGAGTAATCGCCGTGTCTACTTATGCTGGAAAGACTGTCCGCGGTGTAGCTACCTGTGACCCCGGTGATGAATTTTCTATGGAAAAGGGTAAGGCACTTGCGGCCGCTCGATGCGCGTTGAAGATTGCTGGTAAGCGCTATGATCGTGCCACTCGTAAGACAAAGGAGGCTAATGAAGCTTGTCATGTAGCCGAGCGTCATCTTGAAAAGATGTGTGAGTATCTCACTGATTCTGAGCGGATGCTAACTCAGGCTGAGGATAATCTCGAGGATATTCTGAACGATCTTTAATATCTGGGGCTTTATGCCCCTTTATGCCGGCGTGGTAGAGTGGTTTAATACAGCGGTCTTGAAAACCGCCGATCCGCAAGGGTCCGTAGGTTCGAATCCTACCGCCGGCGCCATCTATAATTAAAGGAGAAATATAATGCGCTGGTTAGTGAATTATATTCGACAAATATTTTGTAAACACGATTTTGTTTTTGATGAAGGTTGGGCAGAAAAAACAAATGATTCAGGATCTTTCCGCAATGGAATAAAAGTTTCTTGCTATTGTAAGAAATGTTCTTATCATAAATCTTGGTGGAAGTATTGACAATAAAAAATTTTTTTGATATAATATTTATAGAAAGTTGAAAGATATGAAAAACTGTTTGGATTGTAATAAATGTTGGGTTGTAAAAGACCCCGATCCAAAAGACGATACTTGTTTAGCTGCTTTCTGTAGCAAGTCTAGAACAAGAGGCATGAAATGCAATGAAATTTCATACCTAATGCCTTTAGGATATAATTCTGCGTTCGCGGAAAGTCCTCTTCCTGACGACCCATGGATTACCGTTGCGGAACATTGGGATACTCTTAGAGAAAAATGCGCCGTTCCAGATTGGTGTCCGGGAATGGAAGAGAATGGAGAATATAGTTTGTTTACAGATAAAACATCGGTTGATATTATGAAAGAGCGACAGTAACTAAAAGACGCTTTCAGCAATTTATTTTAAGAATATAAAAAAGTTTGATTTTTAATTTCTTGCCATGATTTTGCGTCTTGAGAATATATTGCGGAGTAGCGTAATGGTTTAGCGCAGGGGTCTCTAAAACCTCGGGAGTGGGTTCGAATCCCACCTCCGCTGCCATATTATAAGGAGGTATTCGTATGAGTAGATCAAGAAAGAAAACTCCGTACAATACAGATACTTCCCAGAAATTCTTGAAGAAAGTCGCAAATAAGAGAGTTAGAAGGCTTCTAAAAAATCCTGATAATAGTTTACCTTATAGTTCATATAAGAAAGCCTTTCAATCATGGGATATTTGTGACTATAAAAATTACGGGCATAGCTTTGAAGAGTTCTATAAAGAGGAGGTCGCTCTGTGGAGACATTGGAGGACTCTTCCTTATTGGAAGAATGAACCAAAACCAACAAGGGAAGAATGTTGGTTAGATTACCTCAAACAGTATTTGCGAAAATAAGAAATTTTTGCAATAACTTAAAAAATATTTTATAATATAAGTGTAAATCTTCCTTTCAAATATATAAATAAGGCTCATACAGCAAAATTTTATTGCCGAATATTCGGCTCCTTGGATGAATCAAATGTATGATATACCCTAAGTATGATGCGATATTGCGAGCCTTGCAATTAAAACAATAAAGTGTTAAAACGGGGCATCGCGCGGAAGAGCCATTATATAATGGACATAGGGCCATTCTTCCGCGCATTTTCTTTATCGGGGAGTTGGCAATTTATGTGGCAAAATAATATTGAATTTCTGGATGTACTTACAATGATTTCTTTTATTCTTCAAGTATAGAACTCAGAAGGTTGTAAATTAGATGAAGTAAATAAAAAACTAGATATTTTAATTGCGGAAGTAGTTAAGTTAAATGCTCGAGTGGGCTAATTGGTATAGCCGTCAAGCTCAAACCTTGATGTTTGTGAGTTCGAGTCTCACCTCGAGTACCATTTCTTGCAAGAAACGGGAGCGTCCAGTGCCTCGTTAGCAGATCTCTGGATGGTTGGCGCTGTGAAAGTTAAATGCGTCCGCGTGCAGAGCGAAGGATGGTCGCTGCATAATTATATGTGAACGTAGCCAAGTGGATTAAGGCCCCGGTCTGCAAAACCGCGTGACCCGAAAGGGCGTGAGTTCGAATCTCACCGTTCACTCCAGTATGAAGCTAGCTACCTCCCGGTTCCGCAGTACCGTGGGTTATAGATGCTTGCGAGGCCTGCGCTCTTGAACTGCTTTTATTACAAATTTTGGGCGACGGTTAATAATCAACTTAGCCTAATTCTTAAATATAATAAGAAGATAGGAGGTTGATTCTATATGCCAAAGAAAATAGATTTAACAGGACAAAGATTTGGTCGTTTAACAGTTCTTGAACCAGCACCAAATAAAGGCCGTAGAACTTAGTGGAAATGTCTATGTGATTGCGGAAATGAGTATGTTACTGCAACAGAGTCATTACGTAATGGAAGAACGTAGTCTTGTGGATGTTTACGCTCTGAACAAGTGGCAGACCGCAATAAAGCTAATACTATCAATCTTATTGGACAACGATTTGGAAAGTTAACTGTTATTAAGCAAGTAGCTTCAAAGCGTGGGCATAGTTGTTGGTTATGCCAATGTGACTGCGGAAATACAAAAGAAGTTTGTAGCACTGAATTAAAGAATGGTGATACCTTAAGCTGTGGATGTCTGCGAAGTTCTTTTGGAGAAAGTGTAATAGAGCATATTCTTCAAGAGAATAATATTCTTTATAAGAAAGAATATGAATTTGCAGATTTGGTAAGCGCAAATGGCACTCCATTAAGATTTGATTTTGTTATATTTTCTGAAAATAAAGAAATTGTTAGAATTGTTGAATACGATGGTGAACAGCATTTTCTTGACAAGACTAACAATTTCTGGAAGAATGACTCTTTAAAACAACGGCAAGATAGAGATAATCAGAAAAATAACTACTGTCACCAACACGATTATCCTATTGTTCGTATTCCCTATTGGGAAAAGAATAATATATCTCTTGAATTAATTTTAGGAGATAAATACCTAGTCTAGAAAGACTAATCATCATTGAGGAAAAGGAGAAATTACTATGGGAAATACTTTTATGGACGCTCTTAAGCGAGATACCAATTTTGGATATACTGAGAACGGAGCGGTTTGTCATCGCTCGACTCTTAACGGGCTGATGGATCTCTTTGCTCTTGGTGGAGCGTATCGCAATCGTACTGATGAAGACTGTATCACCTTGTTTGATGCGGCATTTAACGAAGATGAGGTTCATGCACTCCGTTGTCTCTTTTACTTGAGAGACGTTAGAGGCGGCCAGGGAGAAAGACGCTTTTTCCGTGTCGTAACTAAGTGGTTGGCAACTAAACATACTGATGCTATGCGTAGAAATATGGAGTTTATTCCTGTTATGGGCCGCTGGGATGATTTCTACGTCTTTATCGGTACTCCTCTGGAGAAGGATGCTTTTGATATTATGTATCATCAACTGGCTTTGGATGTTTCTTGCAAGACTCCTTCTCTGCTTGCCAAGTGGCTAAAGTCTGAGAATACCAGCTCTAAGGAATCCCGCCATCTAGCGGTGATTACTCGTAACCACTTTAGCATGACTGCAAAGCAGTACCGCAAGACCCTTTCCACTCTGCGTGAACGTATTAGAGTGCTTGAGCGCCTTATGTCTCAGGGGCGTTTTGATGAGATTGAGTTTGATAAGATTCCTTCTCGTGCTGGCGTAATCTATCGCAATGCGTTCGCTCGCCGCGATATGATTAAGGCTAAGTATGAGGCTTTCGCTAAGGATACTGAGACTAAGGTTAATGCCAGTGCTCTCTATCCTCACGACATTGCACATCGTGCCTTTGAAGCCAATCGTAAGGGATTGGGCGATCCTGATCGTCTGATGCTTCAGAAGTATTGGGAGAACCTTCCTAACTACTACGGTGATAATATCGAGAATGGCATTGCTGTTGTCGATGTTTCTGGCTCTATGACCGGTGTTCCTATGGAGGCTGCGGTCTCTATGGGTGCGTACATCGCAGACAAGGCTCATGGTCCCTTTGCCAACCATTTCATTACCTTCTCTAGCAATCCTGCGCTAGTGAAGTTCGAAGGCGTTGACATCACCGATAAACTGTGTCGTTGTGTCAGTGCTGATTGGGGTATGAACACTAATGTCGAAGCTGTCTTCGATATGCTGCTCAATACTGCAATGAAGCAAAGTGTAAAGCCTGAGGATATGCCTACTCGCGTCTATATCTTCTCTGATATGGAATTTGACCAGTGTGTTACCAGTAATTCTTCTAGCCGGGGTGGCTGGGGGTATGGTATGCACAGCGATGCTATCCAGACTCTCTTTGAGAGTATGAAGGCTAAGTGGGCACGCTACGGTTATAAGATGCCTAGCTGCATCTTCTGGAACCTGAACGCCCGCAATAACAACATTCCCGCAATCGGTGACGGCTTTAGCTATGTAAGTGGCTTTAGCCCTGTCATGATTCAGCAGATTCTCAGCGGCAAGGACGGACTCGATCTGGTCCTTGAAAAGCTGGACAGCGAGCGTTACGCGCAGATTC